ATACTGCACTCTGTCGCCTGTTTCGTATGCTTTGATCGCCCACATCGGGAACAGTTCCGGTGCGGTGTACGCTTCGCTGTCGGGAAGGTCTGCGCTCAGTTTCTCGATGAGTTTGCGAAGTGCCAGTGCTTTCTCTCTGCTAATCATTTGCATCACCGCCTAACAGGATATTGAGGATTTCCTCTGCGTTGCTTTCCCCTTCTTCGATAGGTATGTCTGTCTCGGTGTAGGTTCTTCCGAGGTCTGCAGGGTCTAACGCTTCGGCATAGTCTGCTTCGGGACTACCGCCGTGTATCATCATGCCCTTGTCGGAGTATGTGCGGATAAATGCTTTACCGCTGATTGTGATGTTCTCTCTGATAATCATGCAGGCACCCCCATATAAACAAAGTCGGTATCTTCGTACGGACTACCCTCTAAATCGTAGAATGTGAGGATTCCATTATTAATCAGCGTACTCCAGTTTGTTGCACTAGCGTATGATGCTCTGATTGCTGATGGTACATACACTTTTACGTTCTGCGTTACGTTGGTAAAATCGTTAGAGTTGTTCAGCGTAACAACCGTATCACTCCTAAGTATCAGCACCTCTAACGCTGTGCAATTTTTGAAATTATTGCCTGCGGAGAAAACGTTGATCCACCCGGCATCGACCAGTTTCAAAGCAGTATCACCATCAAAGAAAGCCTGTCGGCACGTTCCTCCTGCGACAGGCGCACGGAAGTATAACAGACTTTTGCAGCTTGCAAAATGACTACCCCCCCATGTGCCAAAATTCCCACATTTAGGAACGTACACCCCTGTCAGTGCTGTCTGATAGAAACAGTTACCGTTTGTCAGATTTGTTACTTCGGAAAAATCATAATCCGACAATTTGGTGCACCCTCTACAAAAATCGGTTGGTATAACTTTCAGCCTTGGAAGGTATAGAGACTCTAAACCTGTCGCATTATAAAACGCACCGTTTCCGCTTGTAGTCACATTCGGCAGTGATACAGTTTTCAGATTTGCTACGTTTGAAAATGCCCTTTCTCTTATCTTCGTAACATCCGCACTGCTGTAACTCGTCAGCGTGTCCATAATCAGAGCAGGTGCATTATCTGCACCGCCCCCACTGACATCGGTTAAAGTAAAGTCATCCTCACACCATGTGCCTGCTGTCTGCAGTGTTTTGGTCGCATTCTCCACCGTGGCAAGGGTCTGACCCTTATAAGTTACCGTTGTTGCCATTACTGCACACCTCCCGAATATACAGGTAAAGTGATGCTCTGTGCCGTACCACTGCTCGGTGTCAGCGTGATAACGTTACCGCTGATGCTAATTGAGTATGTGGTGTTCGGTGTAGTAACCGCTCCTGTCTGACCATTGACACTGGTGACCGGTGCGGTGTAGGTGACTGCTCCTGTATTACCGTTAAAGGATGTGACCGCAGATGTTAAGAAACCACTGTCATTCTGTAACTGACTTGTCTTGCTAGGAATCGCTGTAGTGCTTGGTAATGCTCCTACATCAGAAGCAGATAATGTAACTGCTCCTGTCTTACTGTTGACACTAGATACAGGAGCAGATGTGATATAACCACTATCATTTTGTAAGTCACTTGTCTTTGTGGGTACAGCGATAGTCACTTCCCCTGTCTGACCATTTACCGAAGTCACAGGAGCAGATGTAATGTATCCAGAGTCATTCTGTAACTGTGATGTCTTAGTAGGAATCACTGTAGTATTCGGTAATGCTCCAACATCTGAAGCATTCAGTACTACATCACCTATCTTGGAATTGACAGAAGTTACAGGAGCAGTAATAGGATGCTCTTCAAGATAGTCTGCTACTGCTTCTTCGATTTCTTCGGGAGAAACGCTGTGTTCATCAATGTACGCTATCATGGCATCGTACCATGACTGTAACGGTTCTGGAATAGTCGCATCTGCAGTGATGCTCTCTAGTACAAATGTTGTATAGATCGCTGATTTCGCCAAACCGTCAGCAAATTCGACTCTCAGTTCTGCTTTACCATAACCACTGTACGCAGTGTCAGTATCAGAAACATTCCATGTCAAAGTATCTGTGTTTGTTGTGGTTACCAGGTATGGAGCAACATCATTCTTTCTCTGATGTACTAGAGTTACCGATGTAATATCACTCCCGAAACCAGAGCAATCAAATACAAACTGTCTGTAATTATCTTCTAACTGTCTTCCGATGATTAATACCTGTGGTTTGTTTGTACAGGTTACACTTGTTATTATCATGTTTAATTCACTCCATATATTTTCGCAGGTTTTGCGATGTTAGCAGATGTCGATGATGATCCTGTTCTGTATCCTGTAGACCAATACATCTTATTATACGCACCACTGAAATAGGCATATCTGACATATGTATAGTTTGTAGTTGATACCGCAGAAATCGAGAATCGTGTAGTATCGCTGTTTAGATATCGAGAAGGATTCGACAGATCATAATCGATAGTATAGTTATCATTTCCAGACCGATATACTTCAATTCTTAACTTTCTAAAGTTATTCGCATTCTGTGACAGTGTAATCGTCTGTGAAGCAAAGGATGTAGTAGGATCTGAATTAGACCACAGAACAGTCACTGTCTCTCCCTGGCTTTCTACTCGTGTTCCTGTCTGACCATATCTCATCGCTATCATTAAGCATTCCTCACATTCCCTATGATTTCTCCACCTGTTGCTGTGATATCATCCTGCAGGAATTGCTCTCCCGAAATAGTTCGATTCAGTATGTATGTGCCTACTGTTCCATTGTTTCCGTCATCAATTTCAAGATAGTCTCCTGCTTCCAGGTACGGAAGACCCAGGGAGCTGAGCTGTACCGGGGTAAATGCTATATCCTGTATGTTCGGGATAAAGTAGGTATCCAGCAGACCTGTGACGTATTCCTCGACCGTCTGGTTCGTTAGGTCTGAGGCTGAGACTGCGAGGTTCTTCAGCAGATAATTGTTGGTCATGTCGTAAGTTGACAAACCGGTGCCGAACTCATAGATGATTGTCTGGTCTTCGTTAAGGTCGATGTCCTTGTATGTCAATTGAACCGAGCCTATCGGAGAGATGTCATACTCGTCCCACCAGAGACTTGAGTATTCATCCATAGACATTGAAACCGGCGAGGACTTGGAAAGGCTTATACTCTCAATATTTCCGTATCTTCCGTTTTGACCGAAAGCACCGAACAATTCCAGGACTGATTCCTGCAGGCTGTCCAAGTCAACGATATCTGTATATCGGTAGACAACTGATCCGCTTGTTGGTTTCGCAAGCATCACAAGCTTATTCAGTGCTGTAGAAGTCAAAGAGTAAGAGTTACCTGCAACATTATCGGAAAGATTTTGGAATATGTAAGTCTCTGCTGTGACATTGTCTATGACCAATTCAGCCGTCAGATTTATCGGAATCCTTATCTCTGCAGTAGTTTGTAAGTCGAGGTTATATATAAAACCTGTGTCTTCCGGGTTGTCGAAAGCGTACCAATGAGGCGCGCGTCCGCTCGATATTTGCAGATACAGATTGGGCAGGATTGCATCCCGTAATTGCTGGTAGCATTTATCCGGCGCGCCATAATCGATCAGCGCTGTGAAAAGACTGCTGAACACTGTATCAGTATATGTGCAGGTTATACGTGACAAGGAAGTTGGCACGGTAGCGACATATGCAGTTCCGGCTGTGATGGTGATCGAGTACCAGTTCCCGTTATATTCCCAAGCACTAGTCCCTAAGCCGTAGTATTGAGCCGTAGAAAAGGAAATTGCGGAATCTTGAGTAACAGACCCTGCAGGGGCTGAACCTAAGGAAGCGATTCCTAAAGCGACAGGATTTACGTATATTTCGCTTTTAAGGCTTCCTTCGTTCAGGAAATCATTGATTATGTTCTGCCCGGATTTGTATCTTTCACTGTACGCCTCCACCCTTCTCTTCCACATCGCTCCTGCTGATCTAGGACACGATGTAACAGTAAATACACCATACGGAATGTGATAGAAACCATATCCAATATCAGATGCAGATTCGAGTACTAGTGTTCCGTCTCCCTGGTTACTCTGGATAGATGTTATATCCGCAGGAGTCAGAGACGATGTGTCTATCTCGATTCCGCAGTCTATCGTCATACCGTAGATATTCTGTACATTGACACATTCAAATTGGATTCTACTCGCTTCTGCCAAACCAAACTGCAATACATCTTTACTCGATACAGATTCGGTAAATTGGACTGTTCCTGCGACTATATCAGCGTTCGTCAGATCGGCATTCTCACCATTCGGAAAGCGTACTCTAAAATTCTTCCTGGTACTGTCTGCTTTACAGAGTGCGATAATTTGACTAGGAATGTTCAACATACTACGCTTCCTCGAATTCTATTTCTACCACCATCGCAGTAGGCATATACTCGTACATCTTGATACCAAATACTACACTAGACGATAATGTCGCAAATGCGTTTATCTCTGTATTCTCGTTTGCTGTGGTGTCATTGTTGACATGAACAGTAAATGTGTATGTTCCATCCGCATTCTTCGCTGTGTTCCAGGTAGATAAAAACGAGTCGAATTCACTTGCTCTGAATACGAGTCTGACACTGCCTGTGATACGTGTTCTTAACACATGACCACGAGTGATCCTGTTTGCATCTACCCAATTCTCTATAACATCCTGTCTTAGAACAGAATACTCTTCAGTACGGAGATATGGTGTATAGTCTGTATTCCCGATTTTGAATATCACATAATCTGCCATAGTTATCTCCTAGTAATTGAAAGCACTCTTTCCTGTGCTTCCTTTAAACTTTGTATTTTCGGTTCGTACAACTTTGAATATCTGTCTTGCATCACCCTGCAGAGTTACTGTCATACCATTTGATGCGATGACTTCGAGAAGATTCGTAATTCTTCCTAATTCGCCATTTTTAGCACCATTTGAAGCGTTTATCATGTTCATAAGAGTATCAGTACCTATAACTAATTCACTCCCAGAACCGTCTCCAAATCCCTTCAGACCGTATGGTGTAGCGAGTACTGTAGGATCTTTAAACATGATTGCATTCTGGTACGCTTTCTTATACCACTCTACGCTGATATGAGGTACACTCGGCGGATTGAGACTGAAACCACCTGTGATACTGAAATGAGGAAGTTTCAAATCGGGAAGTTTCCAGGAGAAACCACTGATTACTTCTTTAATTTTATTTATTGCTCCAGAAACAGCATCCTTCATCGCTCCAAACTTTTCTGCGACTACGTTATATGTTTCAATAGCCATCGATTTAATGGTATCCCAATTTTTGTACAATGCGACTCCTGCGACCACCAACGCTCCAAAAAAGCCTACCGCAAGAAGTACAGGAGCAGACAGTAGTGATATTGCTCCTGTTAGAGCTGTGACTACTGTAGTGATGCTAGAGATCAATCCTGCGACAGGAGATATCGCTGAAATGAAAGCAAGAACACCAAGAATGACTGCTTGAGTGCTTCCGTCTAAATCAGAGAACCAGGTGACCACTTCTGTTACTTTATCGACTAACGTAGTAAGAGCAGGAACAAGAGTATCTGCCAATGATGCTCCCATTTCCATGAAAGCCATGGATACTCTTTCCTTCATCAAGTCCATCTGATTGTTAAATTCGACCGCAGAATTAACAGCATCACCAGACAATACCAGACCGAGATCTTCTGCCTGTTGACCATACTCTTTCATCGCTTGACCACCGTCATCGATAATTCCTGTCAGACTAGATGCTGATTTACCGAATAACTCCATGGAAAGAGCATCACGCTCTGTTTCATTTGTGATCTTACTTAACGCTTCGAGAGACTCATACCAGACATCATTTGCACTGCGTAATTCTCCATTAGAATCATAAATGGATACTCCAAGCTTATCGAATACATCTGCTCCTTTACCCATCTGCATGGTCAGTTTCTTGACTGATCCTGTCATGTCGGAAACAGAGACATCGACTAAATTTGAAGCGTACTGCATCTTCTGCAGTTCTTCTACAGCGATTCCTGTTTGTGCTGATAATGTCGCTAGATCATCTGCTTTCTTCGCTGAGTTATAAGCATTGGCTAATAGACTTCCTGCTAATGCTCCTGCTGTCGCTGAGAGTACTTTGGTTTTTTCCGAAATCTCTTTTGTTTTGGCTGAGAATGCTTCAAGTGATGGAATAGAATTACGATACTGCTTCTCCAGGTCTTTCAGAGAAGACTCAGTAACCATAATTTCCCTGGCTAATCTTCTCTGCTGTTCCTGGTTCTCTTCGGTATCTCCTGCAGACTTTAACTGCTCCATCGCTTTTTTCTGCGTTTCAAGCTTTGTTTTTGTATCGTCTACTGCTTTACCTAGATACTCGTGTCTCTGTTTCAAGAGATCAATGTTGCTTGGATCAAGTTTAAGTAGTTTGTTGACATCCTTTAACTGTGTTTGAGTATCCTTCAAAGATGAATCGACTTTTTTCAATGCCTTTTGTAAAGGAAGCGAATCACCATCGATCTCTATTGTTATTCCCTTTATTCTTCCACTAGCCATAATTCATCTCCTAGAATTTATCAAAGTCTTCCTGTGTTGCTTTTCTTGGATAATCGTAATCATCATTCATGGACTCTGTCAGCATATCCATAACCATACCCATATCGAGATAATCCAAGTCAGCCATGGTTAATCCCATCTGCGTACATCTTAAAAGAAAGAGAGCTGTTGTCAGCTCTCTCTCAGTCGGGTTTACTTTTTTTTTGATGTTTCCAGAGTCTTATTTGAATCTGTGTACAGTGCAATCAATTGCGGTAGTGATTCGAAGAATGGAATCATGTCGAATTGATCTAACCATTCTACGATATCATCGGAGACAGAAGAGTCTGCCTGTTTAGCCATGACATAAGCCAATTTAAGAACAGGTTCTGTATCATTGGTCTGTTGGACAGACTCCATGTCTCGAATCAGATCACTTCCGAATAATCTTCTGTAACGTAAAGGAGTGCTTGCACTCGATTCAAATGTAACGCTGATATCACCGATCTTGATCTCTTTTCTCATATTCCTCTCCTTAACTTGTGTATACTGCTGAGAACCAGGTACTATATGCAGATTCTCCTTCCAGGACTTTACCTCTGACTCTCATGTTAGAAATCAAAGGCATAGCTGTAATGTTAAGAGTCTCTGTGACAGGTTCTGCAGATTCATTTGTTGTCTGTGATGCTACATCTGGTCTAGTCGCTACACATCTATACATCAGATGTCTAGTCGCTTTCTCGTCTCCTTCAAACTGAAAGAGAAGAGCAAATTCACTCAATGTGGCATCGCTTGTCTCGATATATACTCCTGTAGAAGTATTCAGTGTTTCACCGAGAATATCTGTTCTGAATGCATCCGGAATCAATGCGAGTTCGAGTGATCCACTGTATCCCTGGTTTGCTGTCAATGCATAATAGATACCATTATCAGCATAGAAGTTAGAAGTATCACCAACAGGTGTTAGCGATAAATTCACGCTTCCTGGCAAAGCGACAGGAGAAGCGAACACTTCTGTTCCACCAGAGTATGTAATCTTGGAGTAATAGCAATTGGATAAACCAAATTTAACTTTGTTGCTCATCTTCGATTAGTATCTCCATTTCATAAAGTATCATGTACATAGCATCTGACTGTAGAAATGATTCTGTCTTTTCCCAATACAGATGATACGAATTAAAAGCACTCTCAATGAGTGCTTCTGTTTTGAAATCTTTTTCCGCTGTACAAAGCCATATTCGGAGAGATTCTCCCTTTTTGTATACCTGGTTATCTCCACCGAAATTTTCTGAGTTAGGATACGAATAAACAATGTACGGTAATGATGGTACAGCTCCTATCGGGAATGCGTCATAAGCAACCGGAAGTCCTATCGAAGATAACATTGTCTTGATTTCACTATAGGTCATTCAATGCTTCCTCGACTTTCTTTACTACTTCTTCCTGTGTCCAATCATTGACAGGAGCTATATGCGGATATGCTCTACTGCTTCCGCCTTGTGGCATGGGATGCGAGTATTCCAATAGATGAGTTAATTGGTAATCAGTCGCATTGTGAACCGTAGCAGATACAGTATACTTTCCTGTTCTGCCATTATCCACAGACCATCCTTTGTTATATCTTGTCCACTTGGGATTCCCTGCCTGCTCTACTTTATCTCTCGCTTCTTCTGCGACTTCGGGAAGTACTTTAACAAGTACCTGCTCTACATCATCACCATACTCTGCGAGAATATCGTTTATCGCTTTAGCGAATCCATCAGCATTTACATTTTTAGTTCTGGGAGTTCTCGCCATTTCCATGTCTCCGCTCTACATACAGATCGATAGTATCGTTTCTACCTCTGTATGTTCTGTAGATGGTATAGAGTATCCCTTTGTACTTCAGCAATTGTTCTCCCTTATATTCTGGTGAAAACATCCGCATTCTGTACTCTGGATTGAGACCGATTCTACCACCCTCACTCCATTCGGAAAGAGTAACCGAATCAACCTGGCAGAAGACTTTTCTTTCTTCCTGCTTTGCTCTCATTACTCCATATGCATCCGCAGTCCATGTCTCAGATACCAAGTAGATAACGCTTGATCTATCCATTACATCCACTCCAAATCGTATATCCTGTAGCCATGCTCATCTGTGCTTTCTGCTCGTCATAAGACTTCTTCAGATCGTCATAGTTATCTGGCTGACCGAAATTCATTTTGCAGTATGTAACTATAGCTCTATTTACCAAAGGATTATCTGCAGATACCTGTTCACCGTTGACTCCTGCAATACCCATATCGAGCATAGATGCAGAGATCAATGTAGACAGTTCTCCATCGAATTCTGTAGTCTCTGCTGAAATACGTAATGCTAACTTCACATCATCGAGTATCGCCATTTTTCGTCTCCTTATAAACTTTGTACATATCTTCTGTAACTGTGTAATGCCCTACGTGACCTAGTTTAATTTTTGGATTACATACGATTTTGTAACCTAACTGTTTTGCTCTCCAACAGAAAGATAAGTCTTCTCCCACGTTAGTCATCGGAGAAAACATATTCTTGTATTTCATCAATACCGAGAACAAGACTTCAGTCTTCATCAGTACGCATCCAAAACCTGCACCATCTACTTCAAAAGTTTCTCCTGGATAATCATTGTAATCTTCGTGATGTACTCCTTCATCGGAGATCGTCAGAGACTTAATGATTACAGGAGTATATGGTGGTACTCTACGGAAATAGAGACCAGATACTATATCAGCATTGGTCTCTATCAGCGTATCGTATAACTTCTGAAAAGTGTCTGGAGCAAATGTCATATCGGAATCTAACCACAATACATAGTCGAATCCATTGTTAATTGCTTTCCCTGCAAGATCGTTCCTGGCATTGTAGATCAGACTACCGATTTCCATCGCAATCGCGCAGTCACCGACTTTGTTTAGTGTAGACAGCGACTGTGCAAATTGTGCAGGTACGGTATCCATACACGGTATACAGATTAATGTTCTCATTTCTCTTTCCTCTCAATTAACTACTTCTGAATCTTGACGAATGCGTTAGGAGCAACAATGCCGAGACCGACATACTGTCTGCCCATGATTTCAATGAGATCCTGTTTCTTCAGAGACAGGTCATCAAACTTGAATTCGATTGCTTCAGAACCATTCGGGAAGTTTGCGATAGCTCCCTGTCCAAAGTCACCTACGATAGCGAATGTATCACCTGTAGAAGCGACATTGTATGCTGTAATCGTGTTATTGAACAGAACAGGCAGTCCTTCGAACGGATCATACGCATAATTTGCTGTAGCCTGTGCAGATTTGAATGCTCCCCATGTGGCTTTGTTCATTACCACTGCAGGATTACTTGCATCGTCACTCAGAAGAGCCATAGCCTGTGCGATAGTACCGATACTAGCAGTAGCAGTCATTACAGGAACAGCTACCTGTGTGGTAGTGGATGCAGTACCGCAAGCTTCGATATCAGCAATTAACAGGTCAGCACATTTCTTTGCGATTCTGTATGCGAGTTCATCGTAGACATACCGAAGGAATTCTTCACCACGGAGATCGTATACTTCATCGGAAATCTGGAGTACTTTCTTGATAGAAGCAGGAACAATGTTGATTGTACCGAGTACCAGATTTTCGGGAGTAATAGCATTACCAC